TAAAAATCGGCTTTGATATCGTCGATGTCACCCCGACGATGGTGTCTTTGAACGTGCTCCACCGCCCGCTCGCCGTCTCCGCCAGGTTTCCTACCAGGCTGGCATCCAGCCCCATCTCCTGCATTGCCCGGCTTACGATCTCCAGTTCCGGCACACCCTGGGCTTTCAGCTCGTTGATGAATTTACGCGGCAGGTTGAACCGCTCCACAATCGAGACAAAATCCCCGCCCAACGCCTCCTTGAGCGAAAATGCCGCCCCATCCAGTCCCTGGGCCGGGTTGCTGGCCGCCAGAATCTCCGCCAGGCCAATCAACTCCTCTATCGCTTTGCCGCTCTGTTTGGCTGCCGGGTATAACGCCGTGGTGGCCTCAGCCATCTCCTCAAACGCAAACGGTGTCCTCGCTGCCCGCTCCCGGATCATATCCAGCAAATCCGCCGTCTTTTGCCCGTCCTTCGTAAATGCGTTGAGTTGCGCCTCTACCAACTCCATCGAGTTATTGAAGCCCAAGGCCCCCCTGGCCGCGCCGGTAAAAGCGCCGGTTATCATCCCGATGCCGCCCGTGATCGCCCCGCCCAGGGCCACCCCCAGGCCGGTCTGCACAATCCCCCCTATATTTTTAGCCCAGCCGCCAACTTTGCCCTTGGCGTCATTCAGCCCGGCCTTCAATTTGTCGTCGTTGGCCACCAGGTAAACAACCGCATCGCCCAATTTTACGCTCATGCCCGTCTCCGTTATAAAAAAAGCCAGCCCGTCGGGCTGGCATCGTCACGCCTGGGGCAGCATAGCCAACAATTCATCAGAAGAAACCATCTTCGGTTCCGGCTGGCCAAACAACAGCCGCCCTATCTCAATCGCCTGCAGCCGGGCCAGCCATTGCCGCCGTTTGATGTAGCCCCGCATCAATTGCGCCAGGAGCACCGGCTCCAGTTCATCATCCCACAGGCCCCACTCGGCCCGGGCCAGCTCCGCTAGGTCCCCGGCCTCGCTGAGCCAACCTTCCGGCCCAGATCCCGGGCTAATCCCATCACCGCGCCAAAAGGGTAAGCCAGTGTCAGCACCCCCGCAAACGCCGTGATTATTTCCGAGTCGTAGCTGTCATCCAGAATCCTCTCCCGGTCCCGGTCCAACTCCGGCGAGTAATCGAACAGCAACCCCGCCACCACATCCACCGAGCCGGCCAGGTTGCCCACCGCCGCCGTCAGCAGCTCCATCAGGCGCGGCAGTTGCGCCGGGTTGTCCAGCTCTATCCCCGGCGCCAGGGTCAGAATATTGGCCAGACTGCCAAAAGATTCGGTCAGCCGTTTGCGCCACTCCGCATTTTTGCGCGCCGGCAACTCGCTGATCGTGTAACTCTGCCCGCCCAGGGTAGTCTTGATAATCTGCATTATCAGCCCTACCTGAACGCGCCCACGGTCACGCTGTTCACCAGCGACCCTGTGATCACGGCCGGGAAATTCAAATAGGTGTAGCCCAAATCAGTCCCGGATTGTACGTTGAATTGGTTGGCCGGGAATGGCCCGATCATATACCGCTGTCCCACCGGCACGACCACGTCCAAATCTGCAATCGCCAATCCGTAAACCGTTCCCGGCGTTACAAACGTCAGCGTCACCGTATCGGTATAGGCGTTATAAACAGAAATGAACGTTTTGCCGTCGTTGAGGAATTTGTACCCATCCGGGTCCGCCGCGCGCAGCGTTTGAGTTATCCCGGTCAGGATGATGGTCGTCGTTGTCAACACCGACCGGGTCCCATCCTGGGCCAGCGGCGCCGCCTGTACGTTGTCGATAGACAGGAGCAGCCCCAGCGTCATCCCGATCAATAAAATGCCCAAAATAATCGAGGCCAGTAAGTTCACTCTCATGGAAAACCTCCCGTTGGTTTGGTTTGTTACGCTGTCGCCGGCGCGGTTATTCGCTGCCATTTGATCGGCGTCCCGCTGTCCGGCTTCAGGATTTTAATACGAATTGGGACCTTGGTGTAGGTATCGGTTTTCTTGGAGAACTCCATCTCCCCATTGAGATTCACCCCGCATTTGTAGAAAAAGATTCTGAACGCCAGCTCGTTCTCATTGGCGTCAAAGCGGGTGCCCTCAAAACCAAAGGCCCATTTATTGGTCAGCACATCCGGGTCTATGTCCAATTCCTCGTAGCCCACCTGCCCGACCCCGGCCGCCGTATTGCTCACCGTCCCGCCAAAGATCATACTCAGATAAGCCGCGGTCAGTTCGGCCAACTCGGTTTCCGCCGCGGCGGTAAACATAATCCGCCGTTCGTCCACCTCCATCAGCTCTTCCTCCACCTCAAAGACCATCCGCTCATCCTCGATGACCAATTTTAGCGGCGCGCCGGTGTACCCAATCCGCTCCCAGTCGCCGCCCCAGGCCACGCCGGCCCCTACAGTCGTTTCGTCCGGAATCGTCTCGCCCACCGGGGCCTTGTACACAATCGCCCCGCTTTTGATAATATTTGCCGCAGTTGGATTACCCATTGTTCACCTCACGAATTTTCAAAAACTACCAGATAGCTCGCCAGCACAAAGTACCACAATGTGTCCGGCTCCTGTAACAATTGACCCAAAACCGTGCACTCGGCCTGCCGGATCAGGCTGCTCCTGGCGCAATCCAACGCGCCAAAAAGCGCCTGATCCAGGCTCCTGGCCAGCGCCGGCGTTAAACCATACGCTCTGAATTGATAGGGATAGCTCAGCATCGCCGAGGTATAATCCGGCCGGCCGCCCACGCTCTGAAACACCAACGCCGGGCCGTCGCCGGGTTTGTAGCCTGCCGGCAGGTGCGCGCTGGCGTAAACTCGCGCCCCGGTCAGCGCAATGATCTCCCCGCTGTTCATCAAAAACGCTCGTAGCGTCGCATCCGCATCGATCACAGCGTTTTCACCACTCCGCCCACTTCAGCCGCCGTTTCCTGAGCCGCCGCCAGTAAAAAACTTTTCTTGATCTCCTGGTAAATGCTGTACTCCGCCCCGGCTGCCACCGCCGCCCACGCGCCCCGCTCCAGGCTCACCCGCGGCGCCATATTGGCCCCCGGATTCCTGCTCCCGGCCGCAGCCCTGGCCGCGCTGTAGTTGTTGGATTTCTCGGTCACCGTGTAGATGGAGTTAAGCATAAAACCGGTGTCCACCTGGTTGTTGCCCACCACATTGATTTTGGCCCGCTCCTCTATCCGCAAAGCCACCGCCTCCAGGTTCAGCGCCTCCTCGGCGGCCAGCAACACCTTGTCGGTGTACCAATCGATATCGATCTTTGCCATCGGCTACTCCGTGGTCGTCAGGGCCAGTCTCACCGTCAGGCCGCTGGGGCCGCGCCGGGGCCGGCTCAAAAACTCGTATACCACCGGCGTAATCGCCGCGCCAAACCGTTTGGTGATCCGCACCCGGTCCACGTTGGCAATGTCCGCCTCTGCCGCCAACGGCAGCCGCAATATGGCGTCGGCTGCCGGCACTTCGGCGCTGCCCATCTGCTCCTTTTTTGGCGCATCGTCCAGGCCGCACTCTACCGTATCGCCGTCAGTGTAGCCCTTCACCGGCATCCCATACGCGTCGCTGCTGGCCGAGGTGCGTTCCAGTAACACGCACTCATCCTGCATCGCCGCTTCCTGCGTCGCCTGCAGCCCGGCCAATTCCCCTGGGCTGAATGCTCTCACGGCGTCACCCTGTCCTCATCCTCTACGTACTGGTACGGATCGTGCACGTAGCGCACCGTGTCAATCGTCACCTGGTAGCCGTCCAGCCCGTAGGCCATCGCGTCCTGCAGCGCCAGCGCATAGTTCGCCTTGGCCTGCTCGTGTACCTGGCTGCGCTTGTAGCTGCCGCCGTCGGCGCTAAAATCATAATCGCCAGAGGTGGCCGCCATCACCTGCCGCCACACCTCCACCCGGGCGTAGACTCGCAATTTCTTGATGTTCTCCCGGCCCGAGACCGCGGCAATGCTGTCCACTCCCATCATCAGCAGCGTCTCGTTGATCGCCTCCTGATAATCATCCGGGGCGGCTGTCCAGCCCATGGTTGTGGCCACATCCTGCAGGATGCTCTGCATAAATTCGGCCAGGGTGGTTTCCGTGTAGCTGCTGGGTGCGGCCATGCTGCTCCTATTCAGGCTTGATAATGTAAATTAGATGACCTGCTTCTTGGCGCGTTTGGGGGTGATTTTCTTTGGCTCAATTTGAGCCTTAGCAGAATCCTCAGCCGGTTTCATCCCTGTTGGCGTGCAAACAATGTCCGCTATCGCCTCCAGCAAATCGGCCACCGCTTCCCGCTGAAGCATCTGCCGCAATTGCGGTTCGCCTTTTTGCGTCTGCACCCGTTCCAGTACCTCCGCGTCCAGCCCAAAATGCCGGGCCAACGCTTCCGCCGCGGCCACCATGCGCCGGGTGGCCGCCATATCCCTGCCGGCTAACACGCCCTGTTTCATTGTTTCACCCAAACATTGTAGTCAACATTTGCTGCCGGGGTGCTCACCGGGTCAAATGTGCCGTAGGTGGCGTTCACTGTTGGCGCGGCCTGGGGAGTGGCGTTAACAGTCAGGTGATACACATCGCCGGCCGCGGCTGGCAGCAACGGCAATCCAAACCGTTGACCGCCCTTGACCGTCAGCGTTACCGCCTCGGTGCGGGTGGGTAAAGCCAATGAGCTAATTTTTTGCCACGGCGCCACGCCCGCCAATGTCTGCGTTCCGCTCACCGCGCCCACCGCAATCAATTCAGATGTGCTGTTGCCCCTGGCGTCGATTCCGGCCACCGTGATATTGCCGGCCGTTGACGTTGTTTCGGTGGTCCAGATCACCACCGCGTTACGCGGCGTCTCGATGCCCAGGATAGATGTGGTAATCGAGGTCGTTGCCGAAACGACGCCGGCTTCAGCATAGATGTCCGGCGCGGCCGCCACGTCCTGATATCGCAAAAATAGCGACCGGTTGGCAATATTCCCGCTCAGCGTTACGTCGCCCGTAATGGTCTGGTCGCCCGCCACCGATACATCACCCTGGAATGTGGCCGCATTTTCAAACGTGCTCAAGCCGCGCACGGTCAGCCGGCTGGGTAAAATCCAGCCCATAAACTCCCGGCCCTGGGCTAACGGTTCCGCCAACGCCTGTTGTAATGCCTGTTGCCCGGCAATCAACACCAACGCCAGCGCCAAAAACAGAACCACCAGCCGATCTCTGGTTTTCATAGTCGTCTCCTTGCTCAATGGTAAGAGCCAGGTTTTGGCCTGGCTCTATCATCCAATCTTAAACGTCCAGCGGAGCGCCGTACCCGGTCGGGATCGCATAAGCGCCCCCGCCGATGTACTGCACACAAGTCGCTACCCGGTTGAACACACCAAACCCGGCAAACCGCAGCATCCGCATCTCCTGCAAATTGCCGTCCGGGCTAAAATTCTCCGGGAAAAAGCCCTGCAGCTCCGGCGCGTCGTACTCCCGTATCTTCACCACCGGACCGGCCCCGGTCGCGTGCGCGACCATATAGCCGGCTGGCATTGCCCGCCACTCCACGATGAAAATGCTGTCGCCGCGAATGTAGCCCAGCAGCTCATCGCCCGGGCCCTCATCCACAAGCCGGCCCACCCGCGTTTCCTGATCGCCGTACACCAGGTTCAGATCATCCACCTCGATGAACGTGCTCAACGCCTCGATGTCGGAACGCAGATCGCTGGCCACGTAGGCCACAATCGGCCCGGAGTTGCTGGGGTGTTCCTCCAGCTCATCCCGGATGGTCGGAAACGGGTTGTTGGTGTCATCGATAGCGGCCGCCTGGGCCAGGTAATGGTTGTCTACCGCCTGGGCCACGCCGCCGCGCCGGTTGTAGGTCACCGTGTCGTTGTTGGCCAGCGGTTGAATGGTGATATTGCCCAGCCCCTTGGAGCCGTTCGGCCCGATCCGGTCGTTGAACGTCCAGGTCACATTATCCAGCAGGCTGGCCAGGAAATGCCGGCTGATCCAGTCGGCGTCCCGGCGCAACGCGTCCTGGGTATTGCGCTCGGCCTCTTCCACCGTCATCAAGGCCCGGCTCACCCGGTTGCTGCCCCAGGCCGTCCCGCCTCCCTGGATCGGGTAGGCCACCTGGTAGTAACCGCTGGGCCGCACCGGCAACGGATTGCCAAACTCATCGAGCGGTTGCAGCGTTCCATCCCCGGCCAGTTCGATCTGCTCCTGCGCCAGGGTAGTCCGCATCACCATACTGCTCATAATCCCGTTCACCTGCCGGCTGTACTCTGCCGCCGCCTCGCGGATAGCGTCGTAAACCCGGCCAACGCCCACCTCGCTCACCCTTTTATCGGCCAGGGTGGCCAGGCTCTCAAAACCATACAGTAAAGTGTTAGCCATCGTTTAGTCCTCCACGTCCACTGCCAACAATCGGTCGGCTGTCGTCGCCCCAAAACTCGGCGCCACGTGGCCAATCAGTACCGTTACCGTGCCGTTGGCGTCGGCCAGGGTTTTGTCGGTATCGCTCAGGTACACCTTGGCCCCAAAATTAAGCCCGGCCAGGGCCTCGCCCACGTCGAGTAGCCCCTTCCGCATGATGCGCCGCGCCTGGGCGCCGTCGTCGGAAAAACAAACGCCGCCGAATCCAACCTCGCCGGCCGCGGTCCCGTTACCCCCGGTCGCCTTGCCGGTCGACGCGTCGCAACGGGCATAGTTGCCCTTCACAATCGTCTCCCCGCTGGCAATCGGCCAGGTGTACGCCTCATCGATCCGCACCGGCGATACATCGGCAGCCGTAATCGTCAAATCTGCCATCGCGTAATCCTCCTGTTAGATTACATCCATTGTCTCACTTGTTTGGCCATCCGCTGTTTGCGCTGGCCCCGTTCCTGCTGGCCGGCCTGATCCAGGTCGGCCGGTTTGGGTGATGGCGGCACACCGTCTGCTTTGCTCGTCAGCGCATCCCGGTGCTTGGTCAGATAAGCCAGTTGGTCCACCGGGTCCAGCTTCTCCAGTAGTTCCAGCACCGACTCAGGCAGTCCCTCTTTCTCGGCCTTCAGATAGCCTGCCAGCGCCTCCTCGGCCCGCTCGATGCGCTGATTGACCGCCTCCAGGTCGGCTAATCTGGTATCCAGCTCGGCCTTCAGCGTCTCCGCCGATTTGCCGTGTTTTTCGGCCAGTTTCTGCCACTCCTGCTGATCCGCCAGCGCCTTCGCCTCGGCCTCATCACGGGCCTTCTGGGCCAGCTCCTCGGCCTTACGTTGCTCCCGTTCCAGCCGTTTTTTCAACCGTTCATCGATTGCCGTCTGAAACTCCGCCTCAGACGCAAAACTTATGAACGGCGACGGCGTAGTTCCGCCTTTTTCCCCGGTGGCGTCTCCCGTATCCTGAATCGCCGGCTTGTCCTGATCCGCTGGTTTGTCCTGTGTCGCCTGTTTCTCGTCCGCCATAACTCCTCCGCGTTTTTGCCGTCCACGTAGACGTAGTATTGATAAGTTCAATTATGTGACCTGTTTGCGTGCAAATAAAACGGGGTCACGCTTACCGCGTAACCCCGGGATATCCCACCTCTGGCAGGCCAAACAACTGTTCTATTGCTTTACATAGTATCACAAAATCCGCCCGATTGCAACCTTGACAAATATCCTAAATTATGTTATCCTCTTCTCAAGTAATCAGAAATCCCTCGGCAGAAATCGCCGGGGGATTTCGTCTTTTTGGGCCAAAAAATATTATATGTACTACAATGCCAAAAATCGTCTCATATCCCACCATCGATGGTCGCCAATATCAGCGCCTCGCCGCCAGGCCCGGCCCCAAACCGCTCCCCGCCGAGCTAAAGCGCCAGCGTCCCGGCATAACCCTCGACCCATTTGTCATCGAGACCGGCAGGCGCCAGGCCGCCAAATTAGGCGTATCATTTTCCCGCTACATCGAGCAACTAATTTATGATGATTGCATACATACGAAATCAGTAGAATAATTGTTAGGCGGACTTCCGCAGGAGAGAATTATGAGACAAATACAGGTTGAGGAATTTGACTTTGACTATCTGCCAAATTTATTGCGAGATATGGCAGATTGGCTCGAAGAAAACAAACCAAAGGTTTGGGCATTAGGATTTGATGAGAATGACCAGGATGCAGACGAAGGAGAACCCATCAGGTGGGCTGGATACATTTATTGTTTCCCGTCCGCCTAACAACCGCTTGCACACGAATTGCTACCCTTGCGGCGAGCAACCGCCGCAGGCTGGCGATGGCGGTTGAAAACAACGTAAATTTGCCAGCCCGCAATCGTGTGAAGCGGCGGGCGTTGGGCGGATCGGAGGCCGCCGAATTATGGCAAAATATAAGGACGTTTGTGAGCATGGTGTTCATTACGGCGGGGAAAATTGTTGGGTATGTCATCCAGAGAAATTATCGTCATCGTTCTGGTTATTTTCACCAGAAATGGATGCGGCTTCCGCCGCCTATAAATCCGCCCAACAACCCGCTGAACCCGACGCCAGCAGCGGCGGGGCCAGCGCGGGGGTAAATTCTATTGGTGAAGGGCAGGGCGCGGGTTAGCTCTGCACGTTAGGCCGCTTCATCGCGGTCGGGAGGTTATTTTGAACGTTGGTATTTTTGATGTAGATAGAGTAGTAGCAGAGGCGTTCATCGAATCACTAAATGAACACATTGCCTATGTCCGCGAAGCTGGCAAAAAAATCGGTGTGTCCGAAAAACAACTTGAAATCCACGATGATAGCAAGTGGACAGAGGCCGAATTTCCGGGTTACGCCAGACACTTCAAGGGTGGTGGTGCGCCAGATGAGTTTGCTACGGCTTGGCTCCATCACATTCATTACAATCCGCATCATTGGCAACATTGGATTTACCCGGATGGATTTACTCCAAAGGGGAGCAATGTTGAAAATGGCGTTGTCGAGATGCCAGCAAATTACGCGCTCGAAATGATTGCCGATTGGATGGGCGCAAGCAGAGCCTACACCGGTTCGTGGGACATGAAAGATTGGCTCTGGAATCACATTCCAAAAATCACGGTTCACAGCAAGACGGCTAAGTTTTTGAGGCAGGAGTTAGACCATCTCGGTTATGCCGACGTGGTTTACATGAGGCGTTTTGCGAATGAGGATTTTGCCCAACAGCCAGCGGCCTAACAAGGCGTTTGCACTTGACGCCTAATCGCCGCTTAATTGCGGCTGGCCGGGGTAACAATCAAGCATTTAACCAGCGTCCATTTGCAAACCCGGCGCAAGTGAAACGCTGGTCGTTAGGCGGAGCTAAGATAAAATGACTTTACTTGAACGGGCAAATGAGGCATTAAAAGAACATCGTTTTGAGGACTGGTATAATTCACTATCTCAAGACGAGATAGAGCAATTTTCGCGTGAAATTCAAGAGGCAGAAAGAACGTTTGTAGCTAAATTTAATCGGCTTCTTGAACAATTACCATCTGCAATAGAATATGCTTGTGAAAGTTTTACCGTTGCATTGGGCAACGTTATACGCTCCGCCCAACAAGCGCATCAACCCGACCTGGCTACCGATGCGATTGTTAGCAGCGGTTCTGAGCCTGAGAACAAACCTTAATTCACGGCCCGGCGCTGGCCCGCCAAGCGGGTTATGCGCGGGGCGTTAGCTGGACTGATAGAATACCTGCCCCCAGGGGTTGCGAATTTCCAAAACTCATTGATTTACCCCTTGACAATTCTATATAGATATGCTATAATCTATATAGAATTAAGTATTAAATAATGTCAGGGAGAAAAAATGGAAATCCGAAACGGATCAGTGGGCGAGATTGAAAAATTTGCTCTTTACAACGAAGATAACTCCGGTGAGGAAATCCTGGTGGTTGAGGAAGCCGGTAAGATCATTGCCTACGCTCAAGTGACCGATGAGAATATCTATTTTTTAGAGAGCGAAATGAAGGGCGCTGGCTCAGTCTTGGTCGATTATCTAAAATCCCGCGGCTACCTGGTAGCCAAATCGGTTGAGCCCACGGCCAAAGGTTTTTGGGTAAAAATGGGATTTCAATTCAAATCCGCCGATGGCTACGGCGGAGAGGATTGGGATTGGGAATGAAAATCTGTCCCATTTGCGAAAAATACAAGCCCAATTCTGATTTTTACCTGGATAAAAAAACGCGGGACGGATTATTTATGTGGTGCAAGGAGTGCCACAAGGAATATGGGCGAATGATGTACAGGTATTGGTATCCTCGCCCAAACGAAAAAGAATTATCAAAATCTCGCCGTGAAAAATACAGCGGGAAAGCCATTAAAAATCTAAAAGAGAAAACAGCCGAAAGAAAAAAATCCCAAAAAACCAGTGATTTTTCAATATGCAGCCAGTGTAAGAAAAAAAAACCCGCGTCAGATTTTCATAAAACTTGGAGAAATAAAAGCGGCTTATCCTCGTGGTGCAAAGAATGCACAAGGAAAAAACGATGACCGATTACATAATTCTTCAGCCGATACATCTAGGAAATGGTGAATTAGGGCGAGAGCGAAAAAAGGCACTCGTAGCCCTGGCTGCCAGATCAGAATGTTTTTGGAACGGTGAGCCGTCTATTGGTAGGTGGCTCATCGCTTTAGCAGATGAATTTATTAGAGAGGAGAAAGAAAAAATGAAAGATTCTGCACCGATTGTCCAACAGATTATAGAAAATGGCCTGGTTCAGTCCGACGAGGAATTGAAAAATCAATTTGAGTTCTTCGCGGGCGAGGTTGGGTGGAGCGATGATGAAATCGAGCAGGCTTTAAAAAGCCCCTGGTTTCCCTCCGTTGAAAATCCCACGTCCAGCTAACAAGCATTTGCTACCGACCTGCTACCGCTGCGATTTGCAACCGCATCTTGCCAGCGTAGCAGGTCACCAATCAACCTAAAACCGCCAACCCGCAGGCGGCAGAAATGCGGGCGTTAGGGCTACTGATTGGAGATTGAATTATGGAGATAAAAAACCTTATGCTAATTCCCCCCGGAGGCCCATCAGGCCCGTTTTGGGGCGTGATGGGTACACCTATGGGGCCAATAATCGCGTTGCAAATGGCAAATGAGCAAAGCGCAAAGTTCCTGATACAAGCCGGGAATGCGGCTTTGTGCGATTTTGATACAATTCATGAGGCTGGTAAACGGCTGCGAGATGTATTCAAAAAAGATTTCCCAGATAATGCCCTGGACGGAATGCCAGTCAAGCCGGGTGAAGAAGATTATGTAATTCGCGCAGTGATGGAGGCGATTTTTGGGCAAAACCCCATCACGTAGCCCTAACAACCGCTTGCACACGAATTGCTATTCCTGCGGCGAGCAACCACCGCAGGCTGGCGATGGCGGTTGAAATTAAAATCACTTTGCCCGCCCGCAATCGTGTGAAGCGGCGGCGTTAGGCAGAACTGAGCGAGGCTTATGGAGAATCAAACTTTAGGAATGTATTTTCAACAATAGGGCACGTTGCTAAAGGAGAAACTCATGGACACACGAACAGGGCAAATTGTTGATTTAGACAAGGAGCGAGCACGTCAGGCCGAGGAAGCCTGGCGAATGTTTGAAGTGGGTTTAATAAATGATATGCCGCAGTATGCTCCCATTAAGAATGATAAAATACCCGTGAAACCCAAATGGCAACGAAGAAAACGAAAACGGGGACGCTCGTACAGGGACTTTTGTAATGGCTAAATCAAGGGGCCAAGTCACAAGAAGCAGTACTCCAAAGCAGGCGTTTTATGGAAAATTAGGAAAGCCGGAAATACACATCGCGGCGTGGTGCCCAGACGATGAGGCCAAGCTTCCGCCCGAACAAGTACACCTGGTTTTTATTATTCCCGGTCTTGAAGACTTTCCGTTGATCTGTCAGTACAAATCGCCTGATACGCTAGGTTTTATTATTGAGGAATTGATTAAATATCGACGTGAGGTATGGCCGAACGCTGAACCTGTCAACGGGGAAGTATAAAATTTATCAATCCTGTCCTACCAACTCCCTCAAACTCCGCACCTGCGCGCTCGGCCCCCACACCTCGTTCGGTACAATTTTCGCCAGCCGGCTAAACTCAAATAACCCATCTCCCCAGGCTTCGTACCGGTCATTGCCCAAAATCTGGCGCTGCACCGCCGCCGGCTGCTCGTTGAACCATACCTCGCCCGATTGAAACCCCACCGGCTCAAATCCCTTCACGGCCGGGATGGCCGTGCAGCGCCCCTGGGGGTGCTCCTCAAACGGCTCATCCAGCTCATAAAATTTACCGTCCAATGCCAGGCACGCCGCGCACGTGCGCGCCTGTTTGGCGCTGATCCGGCGGTAGCCGTACACCACCCCACTGCGGCGGTATTGCTCCAATGTCGCCTGCCGGTACGCCCGGTTGCTCTGATCCCTTGCTACCAGCAAAATATGGTTCAATCCCTGGCTCAGCCCGTCATTCCTCATCCGCCGGGCCACCTCCCGCGGATTGATCCCCCGCGCAATCCCATCGATCAGCCGATCCGTGATGCCCTCCACCGCCGCCGGGTAACTGCGGTCCAAAATCACATTCAACGGCTGTCCGGCCCTGGCCAGCGCCGCCACATTCTCCGCCGCCTCGATGCCCAGCCGGTCCAGCACTATCGACACGCCCCGCTCGCCATACGGCCGCACCGCCCCATCGATCAGTGTCAGCCCGTCATCCAGCCCATCCAGCACATTCGCCAGCGCCGCCCGCTCTATCTCCCGCCCGGCCGTCGCGTTGAACCGGCTCAACTCCGCCTGCGCCTGCGCTAATAATTGCTGGTACCGCTCAAATCGAAAAAGCTTGCTCCGGCTGATGCTCCGTCCGGCCTCCTTCTCCGCCGCCATCGATTCCGCCAGCGCCAGCATATCCGCCCACAGCCGTTCCTCCACCGCCAGCCAGCGCCGCCCCATTTCCTGCGTTAAAACAACGTCCCGGTTCCGCAGACGCTGTCTAAAATCATTCGCCAATTGCACCACCAATGGATCAGCCATTGTCACTCACAGGTAATATAATTACAGTTATCAATCCTGCCCCGGCGCCATTCCCTCAAGCCCGTCGCTGGCCTCCCCGCTGTCCATCGCTCGCTGAGCGTTCAACACCGCCGCGGCCAACGACTGCTTTTGTCTCTCCTGCTCTGCCTGACGATCCTGTTCCAGTTGCGTCAGATCCGCCTTGCTCCAGCCCTGCCGCCGCAACACCGTCATCAACGGCGCGCCCATCTCGATGTAGAGTTTTGATTCCTCGGCCTTCTCCAACTCGCTCAACGGCATCACATCCCGCTCCGCAAACGAATGTTCAAAATCCCCGGCGGCATAATTGCCGATATCCCTGAAGCCGGGCAACCTGGCCTGGCTGGTCATCGTCAGCGCCATCGCATTGGCCCTGGCCAGCGCCGCCTCCACATTGCCCCGGGCCTCCACCACCCGATCCGTGGCCGGTTGCAACAACAACCGCAACGCTCGCCCGCTGGGATCGCCGGCTTTGTTTTGCAGCCGGTAATAGGCCAGCTCGGGCAAATCCTCCTCCAACTCCTCCAAATCAGCCTTCAGCGCATCCAGGTGCGCCTGGTAATCCAGTTCCGGCACCAGCGATTGTAATTCGCTCTGCCCCGGCAGCCGCAGCAACCGATCATCCCCCAAATCAATCGTGTCGCCGTCGGCCCCGGAGCCGCTTTCCCCGCCAAACCTCGGCGGCGGCAGCGGCCGGCCGGTGGGGTCCATTGCGTTCGCTCGCAGCGCCCACAGCGGTTTGTTATACCGGAAGATCATCTGGGCCAACCTGGTGGCCTTGCGGTTGGCCTCGTCGATCTTATCCAGCGCCAGCGTAAACGCCCCCGCTCCCCGATCCTCGCCGATGTCCTTGAATTTGGCCTGCACAAACGGCACAAAATCGATTCCAAAATTGGACAACTCCCTTGTCTCCTTAGCCGGTCCCAGTGTCCCCAGCCCGGCCCCGGGGCCTTTATCATGCTCCCATCGTCGATACAGGCTCGCGTTTTTATCCCACACCTCCGTGTGGGTATACGCTTCGATTTTGCCGTCATCATTGCGCCGCGTTTGGGGAATATCCACATGAATGTAGGTTATAAAATCGCGGTGATCCGTCTCGAACTCGGTTACATACCCCGGCTCGATGAGCTGCAAATACACCTGGTCGCCGGTAGAGACCGTTTTAATGAATTCATCGCCGTATTTTGCCACCTGCCGGGCTGCCAATTGTTTCCGGGTGGCCCAGTTGCTCCAGCGCCAGATCTGCTGGATCGGCTCGATGATCCGGGCGTTGTCTGTTTTGATCGGCAGCGCCTCCGGCAGCGTTCCCGGCCACAGGTGCGCCACGTAAAACTCCACCACCCGGTAGGCCGGATTCCGTAAGCCTTTCAGTCCCTCCTTCCAGATCGACGCCTCGTACAGCGCCTGGGCCACAACATCATACAGCCCGTTGTTTAGATAATAGCCGTCCAGTAACTGGTACAATTCCCGTGGGTGCATCTCCTGGAAAACCGGCGCCGCCGGCGCCCTCATCTGGTACGCGGTCGGACTCCCAAATATCCGGCTCAGCAATCTCATCATCAGCCTCCGTTTTCAAACGAATATAAACCCAGCCCAACTGGGGCACTCTTACCAATTCGCCGTCCTCTAACATTTCATCCACCCTGGCCGCCAGCGTTGTTGTCGTCGCCAGCCTGGCTCCCATCAGCGTGTAAAACGAGGCCGGTTTGTTTTCCCTGTCCCGGAAAAATTTAATAATTTGCTCTTTAACTGTCGCCTTCATCAGGTCACCTAATTTGTCTTATCAAGCCTGCCCTGGGCCTGCCCTGGGCCTGGCCCTGAGCCTGCCGAAGGGGCAGGGTCTGTTTGCACGCCAACACCCCGCCGCTGCCGCGCATAATATTTCTCCAATTGCCGCAGGCATTGCAGCCCTGGCCCGCCGCCCGTAAACACGCACGATCTGCACCCGGCTATTCGTCCCTCCCCCATTATCGGGCAGCGCCCCTCAGCTCTCATCTCTCATTGCCCTTCCCCTCCCGCGCCCGCCAGCCCTGGGCCAATAGATTCTCCGTGTATAGCACCAATTGGCTCAACGCGTCCACCTGGTCCATAAACGCCGAGTTTGGAAAATCGAATAACTCATCCTCAAAATCGATCAACCACAAAGCCTCCTCGCCGGGCTGGGGCAGCAACACGCAATCGTTCCGGCACCACACCGCCGCCTGGTTGGCCCGCGTCACCTTGTCGCCCTGGGGCATAAACGCCACCAGCAATTGCTGCAGCCAGTCCGGCGCCGACGCGCTCAACGTCTGGTAGGCGCTGGTGCCGCTCGCCTTATCCTCGATCAAAATCCCCCGCAGCTTCTCATCCCGATTGAAGCGCCGGGCCAGCCGCTCCATCTCTGCCGGCAGCGCCGGAAATTCCAACCGCTGCCGGTACACGTAGCGCAGCGCCAGCCGGTAATCCGGCCATAGCTCCCCCACGCAACACGCCGAAAACGCCGAGGTTTGCTTGTCCTTCAGCCCGGTATCCCAGCTCATCCACCGGGCAATCACCCGGTTGATTAGCGCCGGATCGCCGGCGTCGAACCGGTTTTTGCCGATCCACCACTCATGCCTGAAGACCGATCCGCCCGGCGGAGTTGGGTTGCCCTGGTACGTCGTCTCCCAAATCGATGGCGGCGTGGTCGCCTGCAGCTCCAACACCTGCGTCGCCGATTTCCACGCCGGCCACAGCGCCGGACCATCCCGGTGTAATAAAATCTGTCTGAGCTGCATCTTACCCCGCTATCTGGGCCTGGGCCACCGCCTCGCCCAGCATCTCATAGGGCCAATCGTCGGGGTAGCTGAGCGTGGCATACACCTCCACCCCCTGGCTGAGCAGCGGCGTGTGGCATATCACCCAGCCGCCCTCTTTGCGCGCTTTGGCGTAGATATCGCTGCTGTGCCAGGCCGTCCCAATCACAATCGCCCGCCCGGTCCGGCTTTTGCGCCGGCTCAATAGCGAGTTGTGCAGCCATTGCTCCACCAGTTCACGCTGGTGAGCCGTCCGGCTGTTCTCGAAATCCAGCAGGTCATCCGCCAAAATTACGTCGCCCCGGCTGCCGGTAATGGCCCCGCCGGTGCCATAGGCCGCCACCGTGGGGTGCAGCCGCCCGGAAAATGGCCGGCCCTGCGGGGCCACGCTCCATTCTAGCGGGTCCCACTTCATTCCCTCGGCCCGGAGCACTCCGGGGAATGTCGCCTGCCAGGCTTCGCTCTCCACCATCGTCCGCAAACTCAGCGACCGTTTCTCCGCCACCGAGCCGGATACCGAGCCGATGATGATGTTTTGCTCCGGGTAAAATCCAACCCGGCAGCCCAGGTAAGCCGATATCGTCCAGGTAGTTTTGGCGCTTTCCGGCGGCGCGATGATCAGTAATTTTTTGATCCGCTCATCGCACAGCAGCTCCAGCCATAGCCGGTGGTGCGCCGCCGGCCGGATCGGCCGGCCGTTGTCGTCAACCAGGTGCAGGGCGGCATAGGCCGCCGCCGCTTCAGGTGTCAGCCGTTTCGCCG